GCTTTCTCCTATAGTGTCCATTAATAGAAATCTTTAATAAAACCTTGGTCAGATACGTTACTATTTCTAATTTGTTGAGGAGTCATACCCATAGCAGTTTGAGTAATAGTGTTATTCATTAGAGAACCCCAGTTATCTGTATGAATAGAAAGTAATTCTTCTTTTCTTTTAGAGATATTAAGGTCTTCTGTCTGAGCCATATACTGTGTCCAATAGCCAACTGCACCAGCGAGGGAGTCAACGAGGTCATCATGTACAAGGGAACCTCTATGACGAGAGATTCTAGATAGTTGATAGACCAGTTGAAGCTTTAATCTACGTTCTGGAGTCTCTTGTGGATTAGAACGGAAGTCATTTTCTATTACTTTCTGGTCAATTATTAGACGGTGAGAGTTCATTACAGGTTCTAACGTATCAATTATTCTCAGTTCTTTGGTCTTATTATTTCTAACGTCTTCTAATTCGCAGGGGTGAAACCTCATAAGAAACGGTTTAAGAAGTTGAGAGAACATACCACCGCCAAAGTTTTGTTCAACAAGTATTTTATTAATTTTATTAGTCCTAGCTACCTTGGCTATCTTCTCAAGAACCCTATCTGAGTAGCCGCCAGAGAGTCCTAAACATTCAGTGACATATAAATTACCGTTCAACATCTTTACGCAGGTTATAGCGGTTGCATCTTTACCAGTTCCAGATGGGTCTACGAACATTACGGAGCCTGTATATTCTATAAAGTCTCCAAACTGCTGTGCAGGTCGATAAAATCTATCGCCATTAAAACCAACGCACTGTAAATCTGTAATGACATACTCAGGAGAGTTAGACCATATAACTTTTTCGGGAGCATATTCTTTATTAACTGGCATTATTACGAGATCATTTATCTTTAATGGGTATCTATCTTGGTCAGATAGAGTTGTATCTAGTTGGAACTGTAGATTAAACCCAGAACGACCATAGGAAGCTTCACGTTCCATCAAATCTTCTGCTGAGAACCTTTGTGGGTCTACAGGGTCTTTAGGCTTTACAAGGCCATCTATGAGTTGTTGTTGAATCTTAGGAGCAAGTCTGTCTCCATAGTTGTTTTTTAGTTCTGGGTAACGTGCTGTCCATATCCTTGTTTCATATCCTCTTTCTTCTAGTGTTAGGTACACAGAGTTTTCTACTTGTGGTGTACCAAGAAAGGTAATCTTTCCATTTGGTTTTAAGATCGCTTCAAATTCTTTTACAGCTTCACTGAGTTTGTCTCTCATAGGCTGTGTATAAGAATTATTAGGAACCTCTACGTCATCTGCTATGACTTCATCAGCTCTAGCTCCTGACATCTGCCCTAGAACCCCTCTAGAAGAGCATGAAGGAGCATGATCGGCCTGTGCAGGTTTTACATCAAAGCTAACCTTACTGTTTCTCTGATCGTCACGAGGTATCAATCCAGCAAGGATTGGCATTTCGTTTATAAGACGCATAGTAAAGGTAGTAAAATTATCAGCTCGATCTTTACTAGCAGATACAACTAAGAACTTTAGCTGTGGATTCATACGAAGTCTCCACACTACATAGGTAGATGTAATCCAACTTTTACCTACCCCACGAAATCCCTGTATAATTTTACGTCTTGCACCATATTGTAGATATTCAGCTATGTCTAACTGAACAGGTGTAGGGTCTGGTAGGTTTAGATGTCTCCAAGTAACGATTAAGAAATATCTAAAGTCTTGTAGTTTCTTTGGTAAGGGTTCCAATTATAATTCAGCCAAAGGCACAGCATCTAAGTCTGGTAAATTGTTCATTAGTTCAGCCATTGGATTATCTGCTACAGGAATACACTCGACTCCATTATCTTTTAAAAATTGTCTTGCCACATTAAGATCACCTGCTTTTGCATCACCACTTTTGATCTTGTCTAATAATTCTTTGGCTAAACATAAATGCAAAGTCTCTAAAACTTTTAAACTTTTTTCCATGATTAGCTTTGTTTTTTTAATAATATAATCACTTCTGATCTGTCTTGCCAGATAGAAGATACTTTATTTTACCAAAGAATCCTAGTTTTCTAACTTTCTTGTATAGTCTCATACCTTTTTCATAACGATATAGTTTAGTTTCTATATCTGATATACGCATTATTGCTGAAGTTAAAAGTAAATCTTGTAGCTTGGTGTATTTAACTAAGTCTAAACAGTATGCTCTTACAGCTTCATCAGGCATTTGTTCTGTCTCACGTTGTTTAACTTCAATCTCAAACTCTATTTCTGGCGGAGGATTACCAACAAGGATTTTAAAAAACTCTTTGTGGTTCATATCAGTTCATCTTGGGAAACAACTGTTGCTCTAACATATCTACAGCACGATCATCAAGCGTGTTGGTAGTTTGTTTACAGATTGCTCTAAGTAAATCAACTACTAATCTCTTCACAGCAGTAGTAGTAAAGAATTTTAGTAGTATCGGTTTTAAGATTTTCAGCATAATAATCTTGTGTTACTTTCCAAACATAGCTAACTTGGTAGTATTAAACAAGAGTCTTAACTTTTATGGAAGATCAAGAGCCAAGTAAAGTTGAAACCATTGTCAAAGTCTGCGTACTTTTATGGTCGGCAACGCTATTATCTCTCTCGTACTACGAACCGCCATCTGGTAAAAAGATTGTAGATTTTGATCCGACATTTATTGCAAGTATTTTCAGTGCTTCCACTGCGTCACTTGGGTTCTCGATAAAAAAGAAAAAAGATACTATAGTAGATAATAAGAACTCTAAAGTTGGCATCAAATGAAAAAACTATTATTACTAGGTTTGTTTTTAGTTGCACCTTGTTACGCAAACGGAGTGCCAACGTGGACTACTGGTTCAAGTAACAGAACTGAAAACACGACACAAACCATAACTCGCAGCGTAGTCACAGAAAAATATGGGTCTACTATAAATACTTGGGAAGGTTCTAATATAAGTGTGGCTGCATCTGCTGGTATATCTGGCGGTGATGCAGTATTTACAGTTGCAGATACTTCAAAGGATTGGTCATTAAATGTGACCTCTAGATCATCAGGTTTAATGATTGAAAAGATCACACAGAATGACACGATCAACACTACTAGCGTTATCACTTCTTTGTCTGTCTTTAGCCAGTAATAAAGTAAGAGCTGAAGGCGATACAAACGTACAGGCTCAACCAAATGCGATTGGTAATTCCAGTATTATCAATCAGAATATGAATATTAATAATGGAATGACAGGTAAACAGCAGTTTGGAAATTTAGTTTGTAGTCAACCTACTATGGCAATAACTCCTTTTTATACAGGTAATGATGCACAAGGAGAAGAGACATATAGCATTAACGAAGGTTGGGGAGTTCAAATGAGTTTTATGATACCTCTGGGAGATAATCAAACTTGTAACGAATTATCCAAAGTAAAGCTAGACCTAGCCAAAGAAGAACTAGACAAGCAAGTGCATGATAAACAGCTCGTTCGTGTTTTGAAATGTAGTCAGCTTCACGCAAGTGGCTATATGATAAACCCTGCTTCTAAATACGCATACATCTGTAATGATGTCATTAATATACGAAGTTATGTTAAAGCTAATCCAGAAAAATTTAAGTAGGAACTGACGTTCTGTAGAGGAGGTATGGAGCTGAAGCTTCCGCTTACATTTGGCATTTCATAAATCCGTTGACCACTGCTAGGCATTGACGGATTCTTGAGTTCATCTTAAGGAGTCAACTAAAAACCTAAGAGAGATCAAGCAGGTCTGGTTCCTATGTGTACTATATCTTATTTCTTTTTATCTGCAATCTCTTTCTTAAGTACTTTTTTAAATATTTTTGTCATTACTTTCTTTAACTGATTAACAACGCTTTGCAAAACTATTGAACCTGTAACCGCAGCAGTAGCACTAACACCAGATGCTATGACACTTGATGCAATTACTTCTGGCGAAGGCACTGGAAATTCGTAGTTTATAAATGGTATATTAAATGTAGCTACTCCTTCTTCAGTTGATAAAATTTCTGTGGTTTTTGGCAGGTTGTTCGGTATTGTCTCTGGTGTTAATTGTGGCACTTCCTCCTTTGAAGATGATGTTTCTTCTTCAACAGAAGATTCCTGACCTCCCAGACCAGACTCTACCTGTTCCAAACTCGGTAAAAGGATTGGGTCGAGATATGGTTCCTCTGCCACAGGCGGATAAAAAATTGTACTAGGAGGAGTTAAAGTTTCTGGTATATCAATATTTGGATAATCCAATTACTCCCAATTAATCTCTTTTTTTGCTTCCGCTAATTTATCAGAATCAGTAATCTTAGTTAAAGTAACAGTAGTATTAGTGCATATACTAGGGTCAAAGCCTGTTTCTGCTACAACAACAGTTCCTATTTTTAACCATCTTTTTAATTTTTTAGGGTCATCTGTTACTTCTCTTATACCAGTACCCCACGCTTCTTCTTTACCTGTATAAGCTAAACGGTAAAACTCTGTGTAATCAGTTGCTTTAAATTGTGGCATTAGATTAATCTCCTGTAAATTGGTTCCAGTTAGATCGTGTCCAACTGTAACTAGAGTTCTGATAATTACCACCCATATACCAAGTATTATCTCCATGTGTGTACCACTCTCCTGACTTAGTAATAATAGAACTAGAAGTTTCACTATTACCTGAGTGATGATGTGAAAATCCACCTTCAGCAATCATTTCGGGTGTACCCCACCAAGGTACAAAATAATTTGACCATGAGTTGTTTTGTGCAAAATAAGCGTTGTTACCGTCAGCTTCGTAATATGGTGTAGTTATATAGTTCCAGTAACCTGCAACAAATAGCCTTCCTTCATCATCTTCTAATACAACTCTGTTTGCATCATCTTGATCTCCACCTCTAGGGTGAATCTTCACAATAGTTCCTATTGCTAATTTTTTATAGTTTGCGTGTGTTGTATCATCACGAAATGAATGTAGAGTTCCAATTACTTCATTTGGTCTGGAATCATTAGAACCACTTGTATTTAAACTTGGGTCACCAAAATCTCTAAACTGTATCTCTGCACCAAACCAATCTGTACTGTTGTTGTTGGCACTTGTAGTTTTACCAGTTCCCTGTTGTCCATAAGAGTTGTAACCAGTAGCATATACTTTTTGGTTATAGCCAGTAGTTCCTCCGTCAGTAATAAAGTATAAAGTTGAATATCTGCAATTATTACAAGCCATATATACTACCTTTTGATTATCACTATTCCACATAGTACTTGAGTTAGTTAGTAGCTCTGGCAAAGTCAAGTTACCTGCACTACTACCATAAACTCCACCACTTGCTCCATATGCGTGACCATGATAACCACAGAAATATACTTTACCTTCATCAGTTAATATCCAAACTTTACCTTCATCATCACCATCTTGGTTTGCAATAACATGAACTACCTTTTTACCATTAATAGGTGAACCTGTTACTGCTGTCATTTCTTGTGGTGTTGTGTAATGGCTAGTAGTGTTACCTAAGCCAAGCTGACCATTACCATTTCTACCCCAAGACCATAGTTTACCTGACTCTGTTATTGCATAAACGGAAGTATAATAATAACCACTTGAGCATATGTATATAATCTTTTCATTACCAACTCTACTCATAGGCATTTGTTTTGCGTAATAGTTAGTGTTAGTACTGTTATCTCCTAACTGTCCATATCCGTTATAACCCCATGTATATAGCTTTCCGTTTGTATCTATACATCTAGTGGAGTAGTAACTATCGTTATCTCCTGAGAAAGTATGAGCATTAGAAAACTCCATCATCTTAATTTTAGGGTGATTTGCTCCTGTTAATCTTGCTCCTGAGTCATCATAAAATACAACACCCATAGCTGCTGCGTTTAAATCCCACGTAGTACCGTTACCCCATATTCCATAACCTGCATAACCACCCGCCATGACCATGCCATTTTCAAACAACTGGAAACCATGCTTACCTGATTTGTGCATTTGCATTAATCTAGGCCATAAGTGTTTTAACTTTCCATTTTGGTCAAACAAATCAAGAGTATTACCGTTTAAATCAGTTAATAAGTGTGCATAGTCAGGGTGTCCAGCTAGTGCTTCTTCCCAGAATTTAGGTGTTCTATTACACCCATCAGCAGGGAAATCATGTTGTCCACTATAAGCACTATGACCATAGACTCCATAGCCACTACCATAAGTGTAGTCATAACCACTTGTATGATAGTGATTACCAAATTCAAAATACTTTCTCTTACCTAAAGCACCTGCTCTTCTATAACCTGCCATAGTACAACCATATAAAAATCCTCTACCACTTTTTTTAAGGTATGCAGGTAAAGCCCATAAACTTTCTGTATAGTTATTTATTGTTGCGTTTGGAAATAGACAGAATCCTTTGACTAAATCTTTTGCTACTTCATAAGGCTGTTGAACTATATCTTTTTTATAAACAGTAGTACCCTCCCAAGAAGGAACTAACTTTAAATCTTTTAACGATAAAGTTATACTATCTGCTTGGTTTGCTTCATCACGAATAATAACTGTAGCCAACGTAGAACCAACAGGAGGTGTATAAGTTATCGTTCCTCCGTTAGTCACAAACTGAGGTACAGCACTACCGTCTGTTATTCTTCCACCGTTACCTGCTCCGCTATACCCACTAGCAGCAGGGTCTTTAATTGAATAAGTTAAACCGTTAGCAGGGAAAGTAAATGAATATGATTTTCCTTTTGTAACATTAACAGCACTTGATAATCCATTTTTTCGATAAAGCGTTGGTGTTGTTGATGAAGTATTTAAAGTACCCTGACCCATAGCACTATGAACAGAGCAACCATATTTATTAACAGATAAAGCAGGTGCTTTTGGAGTATATGTAATCGTTGCTCCCGCTTGACCTGCTGTACCGCTTCTTACAATTCCAAAGTCAGCTTCATTATATCCAGTAGTATTAACATAGGTATAAGTAGAACTAGCTGAACCTGTACCTGATTGATATGCAAAAGCAAAAACGTGGCCTGTATTACTAGCGTCACTAACATCAAAAACATA